TTCGGAATTGTCGATAAATTCAACGTTCACTTTTCACTTCCTCTGCAATTTCTTTTAATGCTCTCAAAAAATCATCAATGATGTACTCCCCATTTTTCATTTTTTCTTAAGCCTTTCAAAGATTTTCACAAGTTCTGGGTCTAACTCGCTTGTTTCCCCAAACCAATATGCCGTGAAGCTCTCTGCAACGTATTCTTGCCTGTTGCTTGTAGCGTATGCGGAAACATTTTCGGCATATTTTGAAAAACTGCTCGCCATATTGAACCCAGATTCTTTCACAGCTTTTGTGAACAACCTATCGTCTAAGTAATGCCCTAGCTCGTGAACCATTGAGCCATAGGCATCAGGTTTGCTAACATTTGTCCTGCCCGTTTTCTTTAGCGCTTTAAGATAACGCATTTGAAGCTCTGCCGCTATGCCCGTTTTTTTCTTGGTTTGCTCCATTGCCACATCAATGTTTGGTAATACCTGATTAAGCAAATCTGTGTATTCCTTTATGTGGTCTGCCATCGCTTTTGCATTTTTAAGGTATTTTTTGTTGAAGAACAAATCTCCGGTTCCCCATTGATACGCCGCTTCCGCCGTTGTATCTTTGAAGCGTTTTTCTCTTGTATTAAACGGAGTTATATTCCGAAGTTTATAGTCAACTTCATACTCGCCAAGAACTTCTGTCAACGCCCTGTTCATTTCATTTGCATGTGCGATGTCGATTCCACGATAATCAACTTTCCCTGTATATTTGCTCTTGTAACTTTCAACGAACATTTCCGCGTATTTTTCCGCTTCATCGATCGTTCCCGCAGGGGCAAAATTAGGCTTTTTCACACGCTTTTTCCACCCCGCCCACTCTGCGTATGTCATATTTTCAATAAGCTCATTTTGCCCTGTCTCAGGATTTCTGGCTCGGCGCTGTCCTCTGGAAGTGCCAATTCCCTCTATCACAGATACCAACGTACAGCGGCAGTTGTATATTTCTTCCGGTCTGCCTTGCGGGTCTCCCGGGAATCGGCAACCATTAGAAAACTTCTTGTCGTTATCCACGACTTCACCATCGAGCATCGCGTGAGAATGGCGCGTTCTTCCGTCCAGCGTCGCCATCCACTCTTTGCGGCATTTAATCCCCATCTTTTCAGCCGCAAAATAAGAATCCATCCGTCCGGCGTTCTGCGCACCCGTGACTGCCGTTCGAGCTGTCCGGATAGCGGAATCGCGGTTCATGGTGACAATTCTGGATTGTAGATCATCTGCCATGTGCTTAATGCTCTTGCCCTGCAAAATGGAGCTTGTGACGCTGGCTGTGATCTGCTTTTTGCCCCATGCAAGATCAATTCCGCGCTTTAACGCTCTTTTCGGCGGGTAATACGGCATAAGCTCCGGCTGTTCCACAATTAGGCGCTTTACAGTCTGTTCGTCCCATAAGTCAAATCCGACATCGCCGGTCACTTGTTCAATGGTGTACGCCGCGAAATTCCGATTCAAACTGTAAATTCCCGGCGTTGCATCGTTGACATACGCAACAGCAGCAGCGTTTGCATTTGTCATGCGCTCTGCGACCTTATCCCGTAGCGCCTCAAAGCGCTTTCCACGCCCGATCTGCGCAAGCCGCCATTGCTTGTATTGTTCCTCGGTGATATCGCCAGCGTCCAGCCGTGCCTTTTCGGCTTCGTCACGGTCTGCGAACTTTGCGAAATACTCCTTAATGATGTCCGTCAGACCGTCATACGCTTCTTTGTAAGAATCGTATATCCGCTTTTCGAGCGCCTTTAACTCTTTTTCGGTGAGGTCGTATCCCTTATCAGGTCTCATCGTTCACCATCTCCGGCGGCTCGAAGCTGCGCTCAATATCCTCTGCCGCTTTTCTTTTCAGGATTTCGGAAGCTTCTTCTTGCGTCAGCCACGGGAGCTTGTTCAAAATTGTCTCATCATCGAGGTAGTTTGCCGCAAGAAGCACCATCTGCGTTTGTTCCAGCTGATTTGTTACCTTAGAGCGAGTAAAAGATGGCTCATCCTCAATCCCAACGATTTTGAAAAGCGCCTGTAAGAAATCAATTACGCAGTATTCGAATTGATCGACCTTGTTATCCATCGACTGATATGCCGCATTGATCTCCGTCGCTGTTTTCTGCCCGCCTTGCAGTTTTGTAACGTCCAACATCTGAAAATCTCGGTACAGATCGTCGCTGATTCTGGAAAGAAGCGCTTCCCGAGCTTCAACCGGGATTGTGAGCGTATGAGCCTCCGCCTTCGCGCCGTCATCGTCCACAAGACCTACGCCAATTCGCCGCATGGACTCTTTGAACCGTGCCATATCGATCTCGTCCATGCCACCGGCATTGGAAATCGTCCAGTAAATAACGGAGGCATCATCAACCGTATTTGCAAAGCCGGATTTGATCAAATCGTAGCAGTCAATCGCCTCGCGCTGTCCGACCAGTTCAGACTGCTTTGCGCGGTTCCCGTACATGGGAATAATAGGGAAGCCCGGATAATTCTGATACGCCAGAAGTTCAGTCCCGTCAATCTCAGAAGTCGCTTCCACAGCCACATAGCCGCGCTTCGGCTCCAAAATCATCATTTCTTCCCCGCTCCGTCGGATGTACTGTGTAAATCCGTCAGGCTCAAAGAGAGTAGCACGCAGCGGCTTGCTTGTGCATACTTGCCAGAAACGAATGCCCGACCGAAGTGCTCCGTTTTCCTCATCCAGAAGCGGAACAAATTCTGTCACATCAAACACTTCAAGGTGATCGAGATTCCAGAAACCATAGGAAACGCCGCCGACAAGCGCGTCGTGTGCTGCGTCTTGGAGCCGTGTGTCAAACCCAGCACCCAACTTCGCTTTGTTTTCCTCTTTTTTCAGTGTCACGCCGTTTCCAAGCAAATACTGCGTTTCCTGCGTGATGAAATTTGCAAAGAAATTGCTCCGAAGCTTATAGTTCGGACTGTAGTTGTCCGGAATGACTTTCCCGTTGAGTGTATAAAGCAGCTTTTGAAAATTGGCAATTGTCACATTCCGGTGCGCGTCATACTCCTTCGCAATAACCGCCTGTTTGTATAAATCCGAGTCTTTGTGATTATTTATCGCGGACAAAATAAATTCCATCCGTTCCCGGTCAGACTTTTCCGCAACCTCTAAAAAATCCTGATATGTTTTCATCTTTTACCTCACCGCGCCAGTTCCGGCACAAATCTGTGTTCTTTGAAGTGCTTTTTCAAGACCGTCATCACCATGTACCTGATTTCGTCCATAGCGTGGTCGTTTTCCTTCACGACGCGGTCAGATTCTGCTTTTTCGTCCCACCTGTAAAGCCCGAATTCGCGGATGGCGTCCTCGCAGCTCTCATGGATTTTTAACTTCCCGGACGCAATCATCTCAGCCGTTGTCTGTATGCCGGGCAGTACATCATTCACAGCCCCACGCACTTTGAAGTCATGGTGCTTCTTTACGGTGGCAATAAAAGCGTCCGCCGACGGGTCTACAATCAGGCATTTTATATCCCTCCCGCCCGCGAGGCGCTTGACCTCTGAATAATACTCTTCCGGCGTTTTTTCTTTCCGTTCTTCTCGCCCGCAGTAATAATACTCTCCGATTCGCACCGCTTCTGTTTTTGTCACACACCACAAGCCAGCCGAAAATGGGTTGTGTGTGCCGTAGTCAATGGAAATGTAGTAATCGCCGGTGTCCGGTATGTCCTGCACGATGCAGGAATCGCCGAACATAGGGTATACAAGTCCTTCTGCCAGCGTCCATTTCCCAAGAATGTATCTATCGTAGAAAACCGTTCCGGCATATTCCTTCTTTAGGTTTTCTACGAAGGAAGGAGGCAAGAACGGATTATCATCAATTGTATAAACTTGGCTGAAAATATCTGCATTGCTGTCCAAGAACTTTTTCAGCCAATGGTTCGGATATTGCGGGTTATACGTTCCATCAAAGCAGGAATACTCTTTATCAAGTCGACTTTTCAGAAGTGCAAAGACTTCTTCCGACCAATCTGCAACCTCGTCACCGTAGCAATACTTGATTGACGCGCCGCGGATTTTCGAGACCTGAGATACCTTTTCCGCACCGAGGCAATAGCACTTCTCGCCAAATATCCAAGCAGTGTTATCGCTTGATATCGTTCCTACCAGCTTATCGCCGTAAAGATTTCGCATCGGCTCGAGCACGTTTCGCTCGATTGTGGATTTTGTGACACCGAGGATGACGGCAAGCCCGTCTTTACCGGCACGCTCCCGAATACGAAGTGGGATAATCCATTTAAAATCAAGATACGTCTTCCCACTTCGAGTTGCTCCGCCCTTAAAGTTCCAGCGGTGATTTGCGTACCTCGCAAATTCAAGTTGTTTCTGACTTAACAGCATCTCTAAACTCCCTAAGCAGCCCATCCAGCTTATTCAGGCTGTCATTGCTGCTGGCCGTGTTCTTCGTTGCCTTGTCAACGATAATTCCAAATGATGTCGCGATCTGGCTCAGCGTCGCTGTAGAGATTTTTTCTGGGTCAGTCAGCGCTTTCAGGTGCAAAACGATAGCTTCCTGCATCGCGCCTTTCTGCGATTCCATGAAAGCCAGCATCTCAGCCGTGTTTTCCTCTTTTTTCTGCTGTACTTTTTCGCTGATATCTGGTGATGCATCAACAATTCTCTTCACAGTCTGGTGCGTGACGCCATGCTTTTTCGCGACAGCGTTGTACGACTGCATTTCTACCCAGTCGGCAACTATTTTCTTTTTTTGCCGATCTGTCAACCTCGCAGCCATAATCACCACCTCGAAATAGTTATCCTTTTCGCGCTCCACCGGATTGTGGTTTCCGGTGGAGCTAAGAAAAAGGAGGTTCCGCAGTACGCTGCGTAGCCGTAAGAAGGATGAAAGCGCAGAGGATACACCTCTACGCTCTCAACGATACACTATGTTTAAGGCTCTCTTACGCAAACTTTTGAATATAAACCACGTTTTTCTGCCACCAAGTAGATAAACTGCCTATGCCATTCCTGAGCGGTACGCTCCGAAACATATACCACCATAGCAGCGCCCTGTAAGGTGTGTGTACGCTTCCAAAGGACCAGATCAATAAGCTTCAGCCGTTCCGCGCCATCGGAAAGCTGCTTTGTTTCCTCGACAGCAGCATCTACCGCATCGATTTCCTCGCGCGTCATAAGCGTACCGCCCTTGTAGCTTCGTACCATCCATTTTGCGTAGCCCCACCACCCATAGCGCGGTTTGCTCACCGTATCAGCCCCCTTACTCTGTTCCGCCCAATATTTTCTTGATATCCTCTGCATTGATTTTGACAATATCCATTACAACGTCGCTCATAATGTTAGCGGCAAAAATAGCTTTGTCTTGCCCCGTCGAATTGAAATATCCTGTCTTTGTTGTCCCATCCCCCGCAGTAGCAACAATGCAGATCGACGATGGGTTGAACTCCAGCACAGTTTTCAGGCATTCTTCCATCCAAGTGGAGTATTCCTGTTTTGTAATATCCCCCATCATCTGCCCGAACTCCCGAACCCATTTTCCCCGCGTTCCGTCTTCTCGAGCGAGCTGACCACTTCCAGCTCCGGAAGGATGCAGGGCAGTATAACAAGCTGCGAGATCTTGTCGCCCCTACAGACCTTGTAGGGCTTGCTTCCGTGGTTGTATAGCTTGACCATGATGCTTCCGGTGTAGCCGACGTCTATGACCCCTTCACTTGTGATTCCGTGCTTGACGTTCAGACCGCTTTTGCTCTTGAGAAATCCCACGGTGTTTTTCGGCAGTTGGACATGCACGCCTGTATCAAACAATTCGCTTTCTCCGGGGTAGATGTAAACGTCGTCGCTCGCCGAATACAGATCAAGCCCCGCATCATATTCATGCGCCCTTGTGGGCATGAACGCCAACAGATCTAAAACAATTTTCATTTGTCCCACCAATCCTTGATTGTATCGTTCCGTTCGAAAAACGGCTGAAAGAACGGAACGCAGAGCTTCTTAAGGCTCGAGTCCAGCCGGTGAATTGCATCGTCGGATTCCTTCTTGCCCAGCCATGCCACGCCGTACTCTGCGTCCAGCTGCTCCATTTTGTCCAGAAGTTCTTTTGCATTCGCCGGGCTTTTGAGCATGCCCAGTTCATGCGCCGCCACAAAGAAGAGGTCTACCACCTTCTGCTTTCCTGCCTCCATACCGGCAGCAAAATAAGCCTTGTTGCTGCTGCGAATACGCTTTGCCAGATCGTTCATTGTACTCATAGCTGTATCCCCCTCTCACAAGAAAACAGTTTCATCGGTGACTTGTCCGTTGTCTGTGATTTCTACTTCCATTTCATCAGATAATTTCACGCGGATTTCTGCCCGATTTGCACGAAATGGCGCAAATGACGAGTTATAGCAGTCGCATACAATGTAGTCTCCATCAAAACGGAACGTGTTTTTGTGGCAGTCCTTGTACTCTGCATTCCTGTTGCAGGTTGAAAGCTTTGCCCATCGTCCCTTCCAGTCCGGAGCTTTGATTTTGTAATCAGGATACGCTTCCTGGAATGCTGCATACTTTTCTGGGAATAAACCCCGTAGCTGATGCAAAAACATCGGGACGGTTTTGTCCTGATAATCCCGAATTACGCCGCCCATCATTGCTCGTGGGATAAAATCGCAAATTCTCTTGATGTTTTCAGGCGTGAGTTTATCTGCGCTTATGTACAGTTTGTTTGTGCTAAAATGCGGGTCATCGCAACGGATTCCCCCGCCGAAATCCTCCAACCATATATAAGAAACGGTGAGAAAAGCATCTTCTCCTATGCGTGTAATCAAATTGGTTGATGGATATTGCAATTTCCCATAAGCTGGATTTGTTCTGGCTTCTTTCTGAACCCGTAAAAATGCCTTTGACCGTTTTGTTCCACCATCCACAATTGTGATCTCACCGTTGGGGCATCTGACGCCAAATAGTGTTGTTACGCAAAAACACTTTCCATTTTTATAGGCAGAGCATTCCTCGGCGCGGTTGCAGCGGATGTATTCCGCTCTTAACCTACAATTCCTGCTACCATCTCCATATAAATGCGCGCAAATGCAGTTATCGTTCATAGCTGTATCCCCCTTATGTACTTATCGAAATACGTTGTTGCTACCGCCATAGCCGCCCACATATCTTTCGCAAACTTCGTGCCGTTCACATAAAAGAAGCCCGGCTCTTTTTTCGTCCCTACACCTCCGTATCTGTCAATCAGCGCTTGCCGGATATTCTTATCCTTCGCGCTCAGACAGCCGCACAGGTACAGCTTTTCTTCTCTCCTGTATATCCTTTTCGGCTCATATCCGCCAGACCTCAACGCAATTTCCCAGAATCGCCCGACCCAAACGCAGGTGTCGAACACTTCCTGTCCTACTGTTTGCCCCATACCCTGCACCATCTCGATTGCAACGTCTATGCAGTTTGCATAAAACTTCCGGTCAAGCATATCTGCCACTGCCGGATTCTCGATTTTCCCGACCTCCAGCACCTTCCGGATTTCCTTCCCGTCGTGCTCCACCAGCACATAGCCGGATTGAACGTTGCCGGGGTCAATTGCCAGAATCGTTCCCATTTGCATTTTCCTTCATCAGTTTTTCAATTTTTACAATAGCCTTCAGTTCCGCATCTACCAGCATCCCAAGCAGGTTCATTTCGTTTCGAATCGAATTACTCAAAGATTCGACCATCGTGAGCTTCACCCATTCATTTTTAAGGCGTCCTGTGATTGTGTCCATATGGTTCTTTAATTCTTCAAGCGTCATTTCGTTTAACTTACTTTCTCCCACGCTTCTCCCTCACTTTCCAAAACAGTTCGTTGTAAGTGTTATACCGCTTCTGAATGTCCGTGCTTGCAATGTCCGGGTGAACTTTCAGCCACCATTCGTACATCCCGCACGTCTGCATTTCCGGGCAGCCGCACCGATAAACGCAGTTTGGCACGAGAACGTCCGAGATCTCCGGCTGCACCTCATGCAGAGCTGTTTTGAAATCCTCGGCATACGCGCGCGTCTCCGGGTCTGCCTGACTGCATAACCGCTTGCGCATGGTATCAATCAGATTTTGAATATTTGGGTCCCCAATAAAATCAACCCTAGCGTCCTGAGGTGCCTTATTGCGGTCGTACTTCGATTGCCTGTCGTTTCTCTGGGAATCAACCCGGCTTCTCCAAATATGTGTCTTCCAGTGCATGGCGACCCAATATTTAATATCTTTCCATCGAAATTTGATGATAATATCTCGGATTGGGTCATGCTCTGCGATTAGGATTGCCCTTTTCCATTCAGCACTCGGTTCGCGCCCAAGAGGCGGCTTTTTTACAGTTGCCCGGCAATCGTTTACAACTTCTTGCCAGTCTCCTTTTACTTTGATGATTTCTGTCCTCAAAATTCCCTCCTATACAAAACTCCAATGCTGCCCGCAAGCCTGTTTATACCGCCCATGTGCGCAATTTGAGATATTCGCACGGCTGATTCCGGTTGCTACACTTGCCGCCATAATGCTGGAATAAATTTCGCCAGTATCATCGCAGCGGACCTTCTTGCGATTTTTGATAGCTGCAAGTTCTGTTATGGCCTCCATTTTTTCCTTTGAAAAATGCTTATCAAGAACATCGAAACGGTGCCGCTGGTTTTCGCTCAAAGTGCACCATTCTAGGTTCTCAACTCTATTATTCGCCTTGTCTCCGTCGATATGGTTGACTTGCGGCTTGTTCTCCGGGTTTGGAATGAACGTTTCAGCTACAATACGATGTACTCTTCGGTACCCAGCTCTTCCTAGCCCAACGCCCAGATATTTCCCTCTGCTGCCAAACGGTTTCAGAATCTTACCAGTCTTATCGTTTCTGATTTGTCCATCTCGGTTGACACTATATCCCGAAGCGTCTTGAATCTCCTGCCAGTCGCCCTTGATGTTTGTAATATGTGTGTTCATTCTTCCCTCTGTTCTCCGTAGCTGCAATACCCGTCAGGCTCCGGGTCTGAAAGCCCTCTCCGATCTGCGCAGTACGGGTCATTTTCTTCATTCCGACGGAAATTCTTGCAATCTTGGCAACGCACGACCGGCACAGCGTCTACGACTGGCAGACTGTATAAGTCCTCACGTATCCCCTCGTATCCCCACTCCATTTCGATACAATCGATTACTGCATCTAAGTCAACTAACCGCACGATCTTCACCTCCATCCATCTTCGCCCCGCAGTTGGGGCAGTGCTTGTAATTCAGAAGGCTCACGTCCGCAACGTCGGCGGCGGGCATTTCCCGAATTTCGGCATATGCGCGTTCCAACCGTGTTAGTGCCGTCATGCTTCCACCGCGTTCTGCTTTCCGTATCGCAAATAGCGCATCCTCGCGCCGGATAAAATCAGCCATCATTTACCCTCCTGTTCTATGCCTCAATAGTTGACGCATATCAACTTGCCGTATTACCAAAATGCACCTTCATCATAATTTTCATCCCTCTTGTTCCATGCTTCAGTGGCTTGTTCTTCTGTGTCATAAATATACACACCACCTAAAATCCCGCCATCGCACTCATAGCTTGCAATCGGGCATCCCGGATTTTCCTCATGAGCGTGGTGAAGCATAAAGCCAAGTCCACTATAGGGACGTTCTCTATATGCCTCATCATGTAGATTCCCTTCGTCATCGCACAGAACAAGACTAACTTCCCCGCCGCAGAACGGGCACGGTTTCAGTTCAGCCATCGTCCCGCACCTCCACGCCAGCCTCGTCCAGCAGGTCAGAAAGATCGGTGTCCACGCTGCTACCAATAAACTCGCCATTTTCGTCGTAGTGGTTGTACTCCGTGGTCGGTCGGGATTCTATCCCTGCAAACTCTTTTAAAAGTCTCAGATATTCGTCGTTATCGAAGAGCTGAGCCTGATAGAGTTGTTCCAATTGCGCTTTGGTTATGTGCTTAGCCATCCTTCTTGCCCCCCATTTCCTGCAAAGCCTTCTCGGCTTCCTCGCGAGTGAAGAAAACGGTTTTGCCGATGTCCTCACGATATTCCGGTGTAAACCATGTGGTTGTAATTTCCGGCTCCGGTTTGCCCGGGTAATCAACAATTTTGTAGCGGATTCGATAGACTTTTGTACCCAGCTTGCACGGCAGAATCAGGACGCGCCCGTCCTTGTCGGCCTCGGCAAGCTCGCGGAGGCGGTCAAACCCGCCGCACAACTCGGCAATGTCCTCGTATGCCGCAAGTCGATCAACAAAATCCACCTGGTACTGCACTCCGCTGAAATTTACCCGCCAGTATCCGTCTTTGAAATAAGTCAATCGTTCCATAGCTCTTCCTCCACATACCGCCAGCTCTGCGGCGGGCGGGTGATGGGTCCTGGCGCAAGGCCGTATTTTGTCTGCCGCAGGCCGGTAAACTCCCACAGATCGCGCGGGTGATCGTAAATGCGCAAATCTGAGATGTGCCAGCCGAAGCCGGTGGCAGCTCCGAGATACTGGTGCAGCTCCGCAGGCTCTAGGCAGGTTGGCCGCGCAGCATCCGACGGGATTCTTCCCTCGCCGTTAATGTTGATGATCTCATCGCACAGAAATTCCCCGATGACTTTGCCGTTTCCACATTTGTAGATATAGCACTTAAACGGCGGGTTCATCTTCGGGCGCGTCTTGCGCACCTCGATCGTTTTCTCTCCGCTTATGATCTTCTCGCACCACTCCGGGCGAATGCTAATTAAAACAGCTTTCATGCCTTTTCTCCTTCCCCCGGCGCTTCCGGCAGCGGCATCCAGTGGGTGACTACGCTGCCGATGCAGTCCCGCATTGCAATGCCATCATATCTGCGCCACGTATCAGCGCTTGTTCGGTATGCTTCTCCAACAAATACGCCGTCCGTAGCAAGGACGCGCGTTCCAGGCTTTGGGCGCCTGTCATCCACGCTGATCCACTGCGGCACCTTCTCCCACAGCGCCGCGTTCTCGGCGGTCAGGCGCTCGATCATGGTGATAGTTTCATCCGCCAGCCGCTCCGTGCAACGCACATACTTCATTTGTGAACAAAGCCCGCAACCCTTCTCTATATGCGTCGCGCAGATACGCAGTACCTGTATAATTTCCTCGTCTGTCATGTCGTCTCCTTCCAAAATTCGTTGAACTTTTTCCCAGTGATAATCGGGCGGCACCATTCGCGCTGGAATCTCCGCCATTCAGAATCGTACTTTCCATCCTCTCCGCGAAACAGCATGGCATACGGAACAAATCCTGCCTGCATGGTCTGGGTCAGACGCTTTTCTGCGTCCTCAAAGCTGTCTCCGTCGTAGCCGCACAGCACATAGCAGCACATGGTATGGCTTGCCGGGCGAAATCCTGCAGATCGAAGTTTCTCGCCCATCTCTACCAGCGGTTCCAGATCGTCACGAGTGTCATATGCCGTGTATAGCCTCGCCGGTTTTACCTCATGCAGAAGATCCGCTTGCCACTGTTGAAGCAGCGCCGGTTCTAATCCCCCTGTAAAAACAGATCTGTGTGTTTGCCTCTTGAGCATTTCACAGACTGCCCGAAAATGCGTTTCTGACGTTCCAAGAATGTTGTCGTCAAGGATGTTCCAGCCGTCCACGATCGGAAGCTCCCGAATTACGCCATGCGCGCAGCGCGGTACGGAGCAAAACCAGCAGTCCTTTGTGCATCCCCGCGAGGTAAAAATCAACCCGTCACGCAGGTAAAGCCCCGGTGTGAAGTCTCCCATGCGATCATCGAATGCCGGACCGCCGACTTCTACCGGTACGCCGAGAATCTGCCATGTGTCGTATAGTTCCTCTGCACGTTCCAAATCCCACGTGAACGTCACGGAAATATGTACCTTTGTCACTCCCGCCTTGATGCAGTCCGAGATGTTCTCAATCGTCGGCTCACTGAAGAACGCCAGCGCATCAGTCGGCGAAGCGTTAGTTTTGCGCGGGAATACGCGGGCAATCACCATCTGCTCTAAATTGCTCACATTTCCCCTCCCATCTTCCGCCTTCCTCTTGCTGCCCTCCGGCAGTTTCTCTCCCCGCCATCGGTCATCTGGCTTATACCGTCACTTCTACCTCCCAGCATTCCGGTTCCCGGACGGTGATAATCTTCCACCGCCCGTCCTCCGGGTCCTTGACGCTGACGAGGTAAAACGTCTTGTTCTTCATCTTCTGCGGATACTTTCGCGCCCTTAAAGGCGTTCTGAGCTTCGGCATAAGCCGTTGGAAAATCGGCAGCGGCTCCGGTATGACAATCCAGACCTCGGCTCCCTGCTTCATCATGCTTCCTCCCCCAACATCCGCTGAATCGCCGCTTTCTGTAAGTCGCTCAGATCGCCGTCGTGATGCTGCACGTTGTACCCCGGCTTTTTCCCCGGCTGTGACGGCGTGCCCTTCTCACGTTCTTTCGATTCCCACGTCAAAAACTTCTGCTTCCAGTTCCGTACGGGGTCGCCCTTCCCGTCGACCCAATTTCCGGCAGAATAATAGTCGAAAAATTTCTGTGCCAGATTCGGGGCTCCACGCTCCTTCGCGTATGCGGAAACATCTTCCAACGTAGGTGGTATAAATTTCTTACGTTTCTTCTCAGAAATAGAACTACTCTCTTTTCTATTTCCATTTCCATTTCCTAAAGGTAATACCGTGGTATTACCGCAAGCACTACCATCAGCCATACCATAGTTATCATTTTCTTTGTTCCAACGCTTGCTGATGTTCTCCCTTTGACGCTGGCAATGCTTGTCCCGTTTTTCGATTTCAAGCTCCATCCGGCGATTGAAGTACTTGCCGTCCTCATCCTTCTGAAACTTGCTCATAACCTCGTCTGACGGCTTTTTGACAGCCCGTATGATTTCCTGCATTGTCATATGCCCGCGCTCTCTTTGGAGGCACAGGAGCGTGATATACTGCCCACGCTCCCGCATATCCATCAAGGCACAGCCGGATAGGAAATCCGACGTGTAAAACAAGACGGCAGGGTCTTTGTTGTTTGCCATCCCGCCACCGCCTTAGAACGGCGGCTGATCGCCGTCATCTTCGTCCATCATCGTAAACCCGCCGGGGTTTGCCGGGTCCTTCGGCTCCGAAGATTTCTTTCCTTCGCCGAAGTAAACACGATTCGCCACGATCTCAGCAGACCGGCGCTTGTTTCCGTCCTTGTCCTTCCAGTCGCGCAGCTGCAATCTACCGTCTACGACAGCCATGCTGCCCTTGAAGAAGTATCCGCTGACAAAATAAGCTGTTCCCTTCCATGCGACGCAGTCAATGAAATCTGTCTCTTTCTCTCCGCCTTCCGGCGTAAAATCACGATCGACCGCCAGCGTGAAAGATGCGACCGAAGTTCCGTTCGGCGTCTTTCTCAGTTCCGGGTCACGCGTGAGCCTGCCCATAATAACAATGTGGTTCAGCATGCTTCCTCCTTCTCCCCGAAGATGGTTTTCAGGATAAACTCAATCTCATACGATTTCAGTTCCTTGTACGCTCTCTCAAGCATCGAAAGCTGCATACTTTTTTCCACCATTTCCTTGTACTGAGCTGCATCCAGATAAACAAACGATTTGTGTTCTTCCATGCTTACATCCCTTTCTTATAAATCAGTTTCGTTTCATCCCAATCGGGATATTTCATCTTGAGATACCGCCTGATATACTCTCTCAGGCTTTTGCGCTTCGGTGATTGGTCGAATGCCATATGGCAGCTATCGCAAAGCGTCACGATGTTCTGCTCGATTCCAAGCCCGCCCTGCGAGCGTGGGATGAAGTGGCACCACGGATTGCCGGTTCGTAAACAAACAACACAGCGCCCGCCGTCGCGCGCCCAGACAGCTTCCTTAACCTTCTCAGGTATCTTTGTCGCCTTCGTTTCCTTTCTCATCCTGCCTCCATTCCAGCGCCATACGCTCGAGCTCTTCCGGCGGGAGCGTCTCAATGCCCTGCTGTTTGCAATCCTCAACGACCAGATCGATAAGCCTCGCCATCTGCTTTGTGTCGTAGGTGCTCGAGCCGTAGTAGCAAATGACATTCGTGCAGCCCGGAATTTTTGACGCCATGATCTCCGTGCAGCGCCCGAGTCCGTGCGATTCCCAGTCTTCCCGAAACCGCTTGATCGCTGCGTCCGGAATACAGATCGTATCAGAGTTGTCGCCAACGTCCGGGATATAGTGCCGGTAGACCTCTTCCGGCGGAATCCCAACCTTGACGGAAAGCTTGTTGCAGAGTGTCCAGAGATATCGGTTTGCATCCAAGCTCCGCTTCTTGCGAAATTCCTTGATCGTGACTATGTGTTTCTTCCGTGGGTCAAGTTCCCCGGCAACCATACGGGCTTGTCCGGGCAGCTCCGGTCGGAGCTTCAGCCAGCTCCCCGAAGCGTCCATGCTCCACGAAGCTTCAACGATGTTCAGCTCTATCAACCGGAATGACCCCCTTTCTAAGACACTTCGCAAGATACCGAAGCCGTGGCAGATACTCCCCTTCTATCCATTCCCGATCATACGGTATCGGATGATAGGACAACCTATCGTCCTCAATCTCCCGAAACCAGTTTCTGTAGTCTTCCGGTTCCAGATGGTACGCCACGATACGCAGCGCCTTTTTCGCAGCGAACATTTCAACTTGCGCCTGCATCCAGTACGCACGAGACACCTTGAAGGATTCTCCCTTGTGCGTCTTTACTTCCGATATTTCCTGTGCGTCCTCGCCATCCAGATTCACCCGAAGCCGAAGCCGCCGAATCTTGATCTGCCTGTCCATCTTTCGGATGCCGATATGCTCCAGAATCCTGTGTTCGTAAGCACTTCCGGTATCCATTTCCAGTGTTGAAAAGTAGTCGCGGTTCACGCCGAGCTTTTGCAGCCAAAAGCTGCGGAATGTCTTTGTATCCCATCTGCCCATGATCGCCGCCGTGTCCGACGCGCCGAACCACCCGCTTCTGTCGTGGTCGTGTATCATAGGCGTTTCAGCGTGTTTTCCAGATACTGAATGTTGCCGAACGACGCCATCAGCTGATCGAATTTCTTCTGATTCAGCCCAAGCCCCGAGAGGATATAGCTCATATCCGCCCCGTTTTGCAGTTTTAATGTAATCAGCTGTTCGATTCTCTGCTTGATCGCCATAATGCTGTGCTGGGAAAGGTCATCGTCTGCGCGCTCCGTGTCCTTGTCGTTCAGCCAAAGCTTGAAGCCAAGCCCTGTGTGAATTGCCACGCCCTTCACAAACGCTCTCGCATGAGCGTTGGAAATCCGAAGCTGATTCAACGTGTCATCGTAAACCACTAAGGAACCGTTCATCAGCGGCATATCCATGCGGAATGTTTTATCGTCGATGTGGATTTCGACGGAAACGAAATAGCACCCCGTCGTTCTGCCATTCTTGTCATGGACTTCCTTTGACTGGAATAAGTACCCGCCAGTCTCATTTTTCAGCGGCACAAAGTAGACCTCGCTCGCCCCGTTTTCGTGGAGCAGCATTTTACATTTCGCCCACGGAAGATACGGAACTTCAATCGGCTTTCCGCTGTCATCCTTCGCCTTCCGCTTGTCACAGAACGGCAAAACGTCGATCTGTACAAGCTCGTTAAATCCTTTCAGCATACTTTCCTCCTTAAATCTTGCAGACTCGCTTGTCCAAGCCGCACTTTTCGGCAATGCAATTCGTGCCATACGTTTCCACCAGATGCGCGATCAACGCATTCTGTACGGTCCAGTTCTCACCCGGCGCCGCGGCAGCAATGTTTCCTTCGTCGGAAACAAAGTACTCGTTCCCATCGTAGATCTCTGCGCCGTTGATATCCGTGATAAACGGCGCTTGCTGTTTATCTTCCATCATTCCACCAACCTGTATCTGGCATAGCTCGTATCCTCGCCATACCGTTTCTTGCTCGTTTCCATGTCGCGCCGGATGTTGTACCCTTTGCGCTTCAGATCGTAGACACGCGCTCCAAGCCGCATGCAGCCGAAGTCGCGCATGTACTTCAAAACACGTTCAGCCTGCTTCATATCTACCTCCAAAGCCGCGTGAAGATCGAACTGAAAACAATCTCGCGATAGAATATCTTCGGCGGCGCCGGTAACGGCTCTGCGTGCGTCGCAGCAAGCACCTTCGCCGCTTCTGCCTCAAACTCCACGGAAAACCATCTCTGCCAGTCAAGGCAGCGGCACTTGCCTGTGTCGTGTGTGCATTTCTCGCACGGGTAAATCATCTCACGCCTCCATCAGCACCGCGCCGCCGAAGAAGATCACCGCCGCGCCGCCAAGCGTGAACGCCGCCTCGAACAGCCCGAAGCCCAAAAGAACCGCCGTGCCGCCCAGAAGAACGCAGCCAATCGAGAAGCAGAACGCCTCCGAAGCCTTCAAAAGCTCCGACTTCCTTTTCCGCTGCCGGATAATCTTGTCCCACCGCTCGCCGAGTTCGCGCTCTCTTGCGCGCCGGTGATTCGCCTCAAGGATATATTCAACGTCAGTCATCATGTACCTCCAATCCGAGGAATCGCATAAACGGGATTCTCGGGATTTTTACCCGACTCGGGGTCGGGCAGCATACCGGGAAGCCAAGCCGCTCCGGCCTCTCCCGCGCCATCATCCGCAGACGCTGGGGGCTGCAACCGAGAATCTTTGCCGCAACGTCCGCGTTGATCATGTTCGATTTCGAAGATTGCAGCTCCGCTAGATTCTGTGCTTCCATCTTTACCCCTCCTTTTTCCGGCGGATGACTGCCGCAACAGCTTCTTCCATCCGCTTTCTTGCATTCGGCGGCTTCCGTCTGCCGTTCAGAATCATCGAAACATATGTCTTTGTGCAGCCAAACTCAGCTGCCACTTCGTCGTATGTGACCTTGCTGTTGTGCATCTTCCCGATCAGGTCACCTGTCCATTTTTCCGGCAATATCGTCTCCTCCTTGTCTGTTTAATTTGTTGACTGCAACGCCCCAGACGTGCTATACTGCCATTAGCCCTTTTAGGTAAATTCGGGAGGTGGTTTACATGACCAAACTTTTGAACTTGCCAGTTCCAGACCAAAGAAACGGCGTAATGCGTTAGGGCAAGGGGCAGCGTCAGAACTGCCAAAGTGAGCGGCGCGTCATAGAAGCGTAAGTTCGTTTTGCGTTCGCCAGTATCAGGCAGGCATACAAGCGAAACCGACCGCGTAAAAAGGGTGTATGCCATCGGCAGGCAAGTAAGCCATTCCCAAGTGTGCTGCCGGGGTCTAGCGATGCAGCGCGTTCTGGTAAACAACTCTGGGGAAAACCGCTCGTGAACGAACCACGGGCGGCTTTTCTTTACGCCGCAGCCAACTTTTTTGGTTTTGCAGGTTGCAAAAGTTAACAATGTGTGCTATTATGAAAGTGCGAAAGACATAACAGACTTTTTGACACGAGCTATTTTGCTGGGGTCAGTTTTTTTGTTAACTTTTTCAACCGTAAACACAGTATACAGCTAGAAAAGTTAGAAGTCAATAGGATGTGTTAACTTTTTAAGCTTTCTGCGTTTTGCACAAAATGGTAGACTGAAAATGAGTGCTTTTTACGAAAACTATGTCAAACTTTGCGCGTTACACAACTTGAGTGAATCCGGTGCCGCGAAAAAAATAGGGCTTTCTAATGCTGCCGCGAATGGGTGGAAAAAAGGTAAGATGCCATCTGCAACGACGCAGGTCAAACTTACTGACCTGTTCGGTGTTTCCGTCAAGGAGCTGATGGGCGAAACCGATGACCCGTCTGCGGGCATAAAAAAAGACCCCATCCCGAAGGACGAGGTTGAAGATAGCGAAACCGCAGAACTCCGTGAAATTTGGAGTTCTGCGGATAAGAGTGAGCGCCGTGATTTGCTCGAAATGGCACGTATGCTAAAGAACCGGAGAAAGCAGAATGGATGATGCAAGCAACCTTCCGTTTTCGGAAATCGAGTTGAGCAAAGACGAAAGAAAAATGCTTAAAGCGTTGGCAGATAGCAGAATATTTGCGACGGATGATATTTTCCAGACCGCAAATAGGCTGAAACATTTTGGACTTGCGAATCTGCACCCAATCCCCAGCAAAGATGGTGTCCCTGTGTTATCGTTTGGCACGTCCTGCGCAATTGGAATAGAAGAACGTGGGAAGGACTACTTGGCGTATATTGATCAGCGTAAGAAGTCCACAAAGGCTAATCGAATCCACGACCTAGTGATTGCAATAATCTCATTCCTGCTCGGGCTGCTTACGTCTGAACATTTCTGGAATTTCCTGAACAAATGTCTGTCAGGATTCGAGGACTAAAGTCGCTGCAAACTGCTTTAAGCTTTTTTTCGCAGACAAGCACGATGTCGCCGCCGGGGCTGGCTGCGCCGATCGCGTGTTCGCACATTCGGCAAGCTTCTCCGCACTCGTCTTTCGTAGCAATTTCGGTTCTGATCCTGCACAACTGTAACATAATATCATCATACTTTTCCCTGCTTAGAAACATTGTTTCGCTCCTTCCACATTCTAATTAGTTCTCGTTTTTCCTCTGTCGTAAGTTCCATTAAATACTGAAAGCCACTATCGGCGGGCGCAATTTCTTCACCCTTATTATAGCACATATCATCCTGAATGCAAATCATTTTGCGCCCTCCTTCTTCAATCTTCCAAATTTCATCATTTCTTTTTGTATATTTTTAACCTTGAGACTGTAAAACTCTGGTGGTAAAATTGTTGTATCTTACCAAAAGAGAGGATTATATTTATGACATGCCCTAACTGTGGAAGCGAAAATGTAACAATTTCCATGCAACAGGTATCCAGCAAAACCAAAAAATCCGGCGTCGGGTTTGGCGGTCACATGAACAACGCTGCTCGTGGCATAACCGCTATGTGTACGCTTGGCCTTTCAAACCTTGTCTGGAAGAAAAGCACAGGCACCGCAAAAGAGATCGTGAAGAACCAGAAGATCTGCCTTTGCCAGAACTGCGGTAACTCGTGGCCAATCAAGTGACTCAGTTCGGCAGCGGGCATTGGTTCCACTTCTCCCGTGTCTCGCCTACATCTGAGACGCAAGCAAAGAGCATAGGTGCGCCCTTGATGTAGTCCAGGCTCAGACTGTGGACGTCTTTGAAAAGCGCCCCGTCTACGATGATGTTTACTTTCCCGTTTTCAAAGCGAATATTGATGCTCTGCATTTGGTGTACCTCCATATTTTAGAACGTTCGTTCGATAATTTCAATTTGGAATCTTCCACAAAGAACACCTTGCATTTTCTTCGTCCGGTAACCCTCGTAAGCGGCAATTATGGGACAGACTATTTTGTATAATGGAATGTTTAAGATCGCCCCACCGTCGCTCCCCCGGCGGTGGGGCTTTCTCACGCGCCTGTAACCAGCATAGCAAAGTGGGCAGAAATGTCCACCCTCAAATTGGTAAAACCATACCCATAGCAGAAGAATCAGCGAAATATATGTGAAAATGGAGGTATATCATGTCGGCGATTCAGGAACTCGCCCCATATCTTTCTGCATATCAGAGTAACATAAAGCGGGCGAAGGAAGATCAGCATTACACCATCGATAGGCTTGTTGAAGAATCCGGCGTTTCCAGATCGGCTGTGACGAAGCTCTGCGCAGGAACACAGCAAGACCCGAAACTGTACAATTCTGCCGCGCTATGCCGCGTTCTCGGGCTGTCGCTGGATGAGTTGTGCGGGCTTGTCAAACCCGCAGAAAGCCCGGAAGAACTGACCGAGCAGATTCATCATGTCGAGATCGAAAACGCCAAGCTGGCGGCAACAACAGCCGCGCAGAGCGCACAGATAAGGGCTACACATACAATGTGTTACGTTCTCGCCCTGTTTTGTATGCTGCTCTCCTTTTCTCTAATTGCCTGCCTTGTGACGGATGCGCAAATTCGGAACACAGGTCTCATTCGCGATGGAGATTTGTCCGTAGCTGCATGGGCGTGCATCGCCCTGATTGTAGGTTCAGCGCTGGCTTCAGCAATTACTTTCTATGCAATTCGAAAAGAACGTGGAGGAAAACATGGAGTGCATCAAGTGTAAAAAAGAAATTCCTGACGGCTCGGCGTTCTGCTGCTGGTGTGGGAAACAGCAGCAAGCGCATCGAAACCGGACACGCGGGAACGGGCAAGGAAACGCCTACCAGCGTGGGAAAACGTGGACTGCCAGGTGGACTGAAAAGACGTACCTCGACGAAAACGACAAGCTCCATCAAAAGATGAAGACAAAGGGAGGCTTTACGTCAAAGCGTGCCGCGCTCCAATATGCCGCCAACCCGCCGAAAGAAGAGCGGCGAAGCCCTACACTCAGAGCATACTACAAGACGTATCTGCGCGGAGATTACCTGTCCTTGTCGGCGAACCGGCAGGGGGCAGCGGAAAAAGCTTTCGAGCGCATGAAGGAGCTCGCCGACTGCGAAATTGACACGCTCACCATCTCACAGATACAGGATGTTGTCGACCGCAATGCCAGCACCTATTACACGCGGAAGGACATGAAAACAGTCCTTTCACACTGCTATAACCTCGCGATTGCTGAAAAACAGACCACTGTCAATCTCGCGGAATATATTAAGCTCCCGGAACTGGACGAAAAATCGCCGGAGCCGTTTACCGACGCCGACGTCAAAAAACTATGGGAAGCGTATGCAAAAGATCATTTTGTCGGTTTTATCCTCACGATGATCTATACAGGCATGATGCCGGGAGAATTGCTGAAGCTCAAGAAGGATATGATTGACTTTGAGAAAAACGAGATCGTCCGGGGCGGCATAAAAACAAAGAAGCGGAAAGAAACGCCTATGGTCTTCCCAGACTTCGTCGCACCCGTGCTGCGTGAACTCTGTGAAGAAAGTAAGTCCAAAGTCGGGAACGTCTGCTGCATAAACAAAGACAACTTTTACAAGCGATACTATGAGTGCTTGGAACTAGCCGGTGCGCGGAAACTCCCGCCGTACTCGTGCCGCCATACAACCGCCACAGCGCTTGCCATAAAAAACATAGACTTGTTTACTATCAAAGAGATCATGCGACACACAAAAATAACGACGACGCAGAGATATGTTCATCCAGATATGCGTGGGATGGTAGACGCGGTAAACCAGCTGCAAGGGGACGAAAAAACGAGGGAGTCCCCTGCCATAACCGGCAGTTTGTAACATACGATGTAGCATACACATCGTAACTTTATGTTATTCGGCATAACTCAGCGTGATTTTTGTAATTTCAAAACATTATAAAAAGTGGAGTATTTAAAACAAAAAAGTACCGATTTTAGCTTGAATTTTGCTAAAATCGGTACTTTGGCGCGGAAGGAGAGATTCGAACTCTCGCTCGCTTTTTAGACGACTACTCCCTTAGCAGGGGAGGCAAACCCATTGAAATATCAAGGAAAAATCGGCATTGTAGCATATAATGTAACATACAACGCAACACGCTATATGCCTTTGATTTTCCGCATAACAGAGTTATAGACCTTGCTGTTTACCATCGCCAGTGTATCCATGAGTTCATCAACGACCGCCCAAGCCTTCGCCGGGTCTTTCCCAGCTACTGCAAGCAAAAACTCACTGTCCCCGTACTCGCCCACGGTAGCCGGTTCTGCGGTCACAGGGGCGGGAGCGCCAGAGTAGTAACCCACAAACTTATCTCTGGCATTCTCCGCTCCCTGCATCTTGTCGCGTATCACATATAGGTTCGCCAGCTTGGCATAATTGGGATAGCTGGATTCTTCGTATTCCAGCCGTGCTATTTCCTTTCGGATTTCGGCTTCATCCAGCATGTCTTTCCCTCCTTATGCTCTGTCAATCTGCTCCATGCAGCGCCGGATAGCCTCGCGCGTTTTATCATCGTCCGCGTCGTGCATCATGTCTTCCAGCGTCGAGCGCATATGCTCCCGAGCATCTGTCCGGCTGTATCGCCCCATAGAATCGCGATGCCTGCCACGGTAGGAGCTGCCGCGCCCATACGTGCCGCGCATATCGGATTCCCACTCACCATCTCGGGAATAGCCGCCGTCCTCAAGCATTTCGATTTTGTAGGTGTTCTTGATGGAACTCGTCAGCTTCTGGATTGCGTCCAAGTCACCGGCGGACATTTCGCGCTTGTCGGCGATTTCGTCCAGCTCTTTGCAGAGCATTTCACGGAGATTTCTTAAATCGTACATATTGCATCCTCCTTTCATGCCACTCTCTCAATCGTCAGATTGCTGTTAGCGAAATTGATAGCCTGCGTGCTTGTGTTTCTCATACCAACCGTCACACAGCAGCCCTTCGGAACAGAAATCTGTGCCGAAACATAAACGTTGAAATAGTTTTCAACTGCCGCCGGAGTCACGGTCGCCGTCGCACTTGCGATGGCTTCCCCATTGATCGCGAGCGCCGCCGTGATTGCTTCGACGGTTCCTCCGGTTGGGATGGCAATGTTGCCGCCGTAGGAAATTTTGAAAACCGCCTTGCACTGGTTTGTCAGCCCGCGAAGCGTCACAAGCCCACTTCCCTCTCGATGCACAATGCACGGCTTGCTGCTGATCGCCGTTTCCGTCAGAGGCACATTCTGCCCGGCGGCAATTGTCTGAATGTTTACATTCGTAAATTCTGCCATAAAATCATTCCTTTCTAAATGCGTCGAATTCGACACGGTTAAAAATAACGGCGGGACGATTGCCCCGCCGCGTTTCTTGAGTATCGGCAAGGAACCGATCATTTTCGTGAGTCCACGAAAAAGCTCTACGTTATGGAGTTAAGCGCAGTTGCCGCAGCCGTAGTTGTAACCGCCGTTATAGCCGTTACAGCCAGCGAACTGGTAAGGAGCAGGAACCGCAAAAGACGGAACCGGACGCGGGTTATAATACGCCAACTGCCCGCTCACATAGGACTTGAGCGTGTCGTTCTGCGCCGCCTGAGAAGCCGCCAGCTGCGCCGCAAAGAGCTGCTGGTTCTGCTCGGCAATCTTCGCGTCCTTTGCAGCCAGTTCCTGCGCCGTCAATCTCTGGTCAATGCTGCGGAAGCCGCAGTTCATCGCGTCGATGATGTCGCGAGTGCTGTTCTGCACGGTGTTGCGGGTGTCGCATGCCTGCGTCGCCATGTCGTAGCGCACCTGGGCGATTGCAGCGCGGTTTTCACAGCAGCACTCCTGTGCCTGCATCGCCATGTTGTTCAGCTGCTGCATAAGCGCAGCCTGCTGATTGCAGCGGGAAAGTTCAGCGTTCGAGAAGCCGGAAGTCACAGCCTGCGTTACACCGGCAAAGCCGTTAAGCATCCCCGTGTTCATCGCATAGAAGCCGTCGCAGACACCATTGTTCACGCTGTCAATCTTTCTTTCGATGTTCGAGAAGTCAGATGCCAGAACATAGCCGTCAATAACGCCACCGTTCCCTCCACGATTGCCAAAGCCGTTTCCGTTACCCCAGCCGCAGAAAATCGCGAGGAACAGGATAATGATCCACCAGCCATTACCACCGCCCCATCCGTTTCCGCCGTCCGAGTTTGCCGGAACTACAGGCATGTTCATAGGAATACCATCGCCATTCAAACTCATAGTTTTCTCCTTTCGTAGATTTTGAAATTTATCTCAATCGTGCGCACGAATTGAAATCTTAATTATCCAAGAAGCTGTTGAAACTGGCTTGCCGCCTGTTGTAGCTGGTTCAACTGCTGCTGCGAGATTTTCCCAGACTGCACCAGCTTTTCAACCTCCGCTTTCGGGTCTCCCTGAAAGCTCTGCTTGAACTGCTGAAACTGCCGCACCATATTTTGAAACTGCCCCATAGCCCCGGGCATTTGCCCGCCGCCGAGTGCATTAAACAGTGGATTCATTTTCTGCCTCCTTCATCTTTCTAACGGGCTTGACACTCAGAGCCGCCACCTTTGCCGCCAGTTCGTCAAAGTCCTTGCGGGTCACGTATTCCACCGTAGGAACTGTTTGCGGCGCTGTGGGGCTCACGGGGGCTGTAGAGCGCTCTACAAGGTCATACGTTGTCATTGCTGGTTTACCGCTTGCGTCGGCTTTCTTCACATACACAACCGGCGCATTCATGTCCCAGAGTGTGACGGCGTTATTCGGCGCGACGATAAATTCGTTTGCCGCCTTTTCGTTCGGAACCCATATGATGGACTGTCCACCGCTCGGCTGCTGTGGCTGAGGTTGCGGAGTCGGATACTGCATCGACGGCGCAGGCTGATACTGTGGACGCATCATTGGTTCCTGCATCATGGGCGGTTGATTGTAAATCGGCTGCTGATACACATAAGGCTGTTGTCCGAACATCATTTATCCTCCTTTTCCCAGTAGAACAGCGGAATCTCGTTTTCGGAGTTCCATGTATCAAAAATTGTCCCGTTTTCCACGCACACAACGTGGCTTGATAAGGCGAGTACATACAAGCCGCGCGGATGGTCTCTTGCAAATTCCGCGACCGTGTAGCAGTCCGGGCATGTGTTCGGCACAACGTTCCGGGTAAATCCCTGCTGCCGGAGGTACGCGCCCCAGACACTGTTTGCCGACGGCATGTCGCCCATTTTCAACCCCTGTAGGCAAAGCCCGACGTATGTTTCATCCCAGCTCTTGCCCGTCGCCTTTGAAATTGCCCGGACGGTACAGTCTCCGACTTGTTTCCCTTCCGGGTTTGGATTGAAATAAGAAAAGCCCATACCGAACACTCCTTTGTGTTCAGTATGAGCTTTTTACTATTTTCCTGTGCTTCAGTTGTGCATCAGTTTTGATCGAATAAGTATTCAGAAATCCAGCCGCGTATCAGTTCGTTCGGCGTCGTGCCGTTGGCTTTCGCCACGGCCTTAAAGGTTTCCGCGATCTCCCGCTTGAGCTTGCAGGAGATCACGGACATGTTCTCGGCGTCCCACTTGTTGCGGGTGCGCTTTTGCGCGTCAGTGGGCATTCCACACACCCTCCCACGCGCAGATGCTCGCAGCATCTCGCGCGGCTGAGATCAGTGCTTCGGCGTCCACGCCCAGGACACCGGAGATGGACGCCAAAACCGCGTCCACATCTTCCGGAGCATCGATGGACGCATCGTCCATCGAGCCGTCGGATACCCACCATCGGTATCCATCGGCTGCCACGTCGTAATAGACGCGGCTGCCAAAATCGCCGCAGGAGGTGTCGTCGACCTCGACGGTGACGGTCTGACCGTCGAGATCGGCGACAATGCCTCCTGAGAACTGCCAATACCCGCCGCCGTTGTTCGCGGTATCGGGGTTATAGGCGGGGTTTGTCGGTACACCCCACGCCGAAACAATATTAAGCATTATAATTACCTCCAAAATATATTGTCGTATTTGTTTTGGTTTGTCTCTATGACCTTATTATATACTGTATTACCGTATATGTCAAGGGCTTTTCAAAATTTTTATAAAAAATAAGCGCCGAGAAATCGGCGCTTATATCAACTATACAATTTGCTGGATGTGCGCTGCATCTCCCGCACGATGCCCGGCAGGCGGCGTTGCACCGTAGCGCGTCCAAGATACAGCTCCGTCGCAACATCTACCTGTGGTAACTTATCCACAAAATACAGTTGCGCGATTTTCGCGTTCTCTCTCCCTAGATTTGCCTGATAGATAACGGTTTCCATGTCTTTTCTAGTCAAACCGCCAAGCTCTGGCGGGAGTTTTGCCCGCGCCTGCGGTGCCATAATAACACCACCTTACTTCATCGCTGCTGCGAGCTTTTTGAGAAGATCGTCACCGTACTTGTATCCGGCGAGGTAATCGATCGTGCTGTCTGTAAGACCGGCTTTCTGCCGGATGGTCTTCTTTGCTTCTTCAACCTCGGCGTCGACCTTTACGGTATCGTATTCCACCCACGGGAGCTTTCCGTGCTTCTGCCACTTGCGGGCGTGGTAGCCTGCTTTCGTGCCGATGTTCTGCACAGCGGTAATCTGCACGCCGTTGTCCCAGATCGGGGTGCATTCGACCGCCAGACCGTCACCGATGTACATGCCCCAGTGCCCGGGCATCCAGAGACCTTCGCCGGGAATCAGCTTGTCCCAGCCGGTCGTTGACACGTCCTTGCACTTTGCGATCATGCCGTCGGCGGAGACATCCGGAACGCTGTTCGAGGCGTATCTTGCACCGCCGTAGTAGGCGTTTTTGTTGCCGTTCCAGCCCCAGAGAATGCCCTTTGTCAGGTTTACGCAGTCAAAGCCATAGACGATCTTCCCGATGAGGCTGCGCAGATATGTGACTCTGCCGCCGGTGTACCAGTCCGGGTACTGTGCGGATTTCTCGTCAATGATCGTTTCGCTCACGGGGGAGCCGAAGCAGCCCCACATGTAGACGGTCTTGTAATTCTTCGCAACGTCAATGTGCCTGCGCACAAGCTCGGATGCTTTCATCATTTCTTTTCGCCCTCCTGCGGCGTGCCCGCACTGTCCAGCACATCCTGCGTCTTCTGGGACTGGGTTCCAAAATAAAACGCAATGATGACCGCATAAATGGTCATAAAGTCCTGCGAGATTTTGCCCACGACTGCCATGTAGGCGAACACGCAGGTCAGAATCATCGTGACCAGGCTCTTGACGCTGAGCAGGTTTCCCAGCCGCTTTTTGATATTATCCATATGTACCCCTTTCATTCTACCGGTTCATTTGGTTTCGCAAATACTCTCTTGCACAGCAGGAGCAGCAGCTCCCCGCCGAACGACGCCGCCGCGAAGATCAGCACGTCGGAGAGGTCGGACGGGCGGTCGAGGATGACCGCAACCGTCTTGATGACCACTGCCCACGCGAGCGTAAGCGTCAGGGCGTAAATGCAGTAGTAGACCAGCTCCCGCGCCATGCGCCCCTTCGTCTTCCGCTGCGGCTTTTTCTGCCCGTCCGCCATACTAGCCTCCCAGCCCCGCCAGAGCCAGCGCGTAGCCGACCAGCCCCGCGACGATCGCTGTCACGGCTGCCTTGATAAGCCCCTCCCAGCGGCTGCCGGGGAGCGCCTTGAGGGCTTTCACGTCGGTCTTGATCTCGTTCACGTTCGACTCGATCGTCTCCTGCTTCGTCGCCAGCACTTCTACGGAGGTAGCCAGCTGGTGAAGCGCCTTGTTGTCCGCCTCGAGCTCGTCGATGCGGTGCTGGTTGGATTTGCAGCGCGCGTCGATCGCTGCGACATGCGCCTGAATTCCGTCGTCCATGTGTTCTCCTTTCTCGCCCTCGGGCGGCTGTTATTCTTCCACATCCCACGCCTGCGGATACTCCGCGAGACTATATGCTGTGTCCTGGTTAGCTTTGGTGAACTTTCCGCCCTGCACTGCCCATTCACCTTTTTTGTAGATGTCGTGCGCCCCCGTTGGGTGCACGAAATTCCGCGCCGTCTCGCGTGACGTGCCGTGATACGGCTTATTGAACGTGAACCACGCCGCGTTGCCGGGGACGATATCGGGGTTGACCGCATTGTCGTAATTCTGGAAGCATTCCCATATATCCCCGCCTACAGAGAAAATGTCTCCGGCGACGTGATTGCCCGGCGTCCATTCGTCGTAGAGCGCCGAACACATGATAATTTCATCTGCCGTCTTTGGCTTCTCGCCCTTCATCAACATTCGCGTCATATTCGCCGTGGATGTCAGAAGATCATAGACAACAGGCGTTGCAACGACTGGCTGTGGCTCCGGCAGCGGGATATTCGTCAGTAGCCAGCTGCCGTCTTTGATGTCCTGTCGGAGATAATCGATCGGTACGAACGTCCGCAGCTCGAAGCCGTTGTCCGCGAAGACCCCGACGGGACCGGTCAGCGTCGTCAGCCCCGAAAGAGAATCGCCCGTAAACCGGACCGAGCCGGATGTGCTGTATACCCGGACGTTCGCGTAGGTTTGATTGTTATGTGTGATGTACATAGTGCCTCCTATGCTGCGAGCATGTCGTCGGTAATGATAAAGTTGGACGGGAGAATGATTGCCGGGCGGACGCCGTAAGATGCGATTACCTTGGCACCGCCATATACGCCATCTGTTCCGACGCTACCGGCGATATCACTTCTGCTGGCGTGCGGGGAGCGTAGCCACCAGCTGTTTGCCGAACCGTTGAGGTACGCAATACGTTTGGAGGCTCCTGTGGTCCCTGCTACAAAATAGTCCAGCTTTGCTCCGTCCTCTGGTGTGGTGGTCGATGCGAGGAAACCGACTTCGAGATCCGCCAGCAAGAAAATTTTACTCAGCAACCCATTTGCACCACTCTGATCAGTGCCGCCAGACCCGCCGTTCTTGCGGTACGGAATTTTTACCTGCTTGATTGCGCTCTGTACCTCCGGGTCAAACAGACCCAGAAAGTCTCCGTTCAGGTAGCTTTGAACCGTGCTGCTTTCCAAAATGTTTGTGCCGGCGCTGTTCCACACTCGTTTCTCATAGATGTCTTTTAGCAGCAGCCATGTGCCGTTGCAGCTCGCATCGTAGATTTCCGACGGCAAGCCCTGATGCACGACCAGCCACTCCCACGGCGTACTGTTCAGGTTCAGTTTGATACTGCGCCCGATTTCCAGATCGGACATCCTCGTTCTGTGTGGCGCAGGTCCGCGCCTTAAAAACATTCCCATACGCGCCTCCTATGCGATCAACATGTCTTTGTCGACAGCTACGTCATCCGGAAGCGTCAACGCTGGGCGCGAACCGTACGTATAAGTGGACGAATCGTAATCCAACGCTCCCGTTTCGTAAAGGCAACGCACGTATCTGGTGCCGCCTGGGTATGGCGTCCTTGACCACTGTTTAACCGCTGCGCCAGCTGCATTTGTTGCGATTTTCAAGCTATTTGCAATCGGCAGTGCGCTGCCCTCCGCGTTCATGTTGCTTGCCGTAAGCCCAAGCTCTGTGATAGACAACTGAAAAACAGCACGTTCCAGCGTTGTCAGTGCCGTCGATGCTCCGCCGACCGTGTAATAGAATTTTGTTGTCCCGGCTGCCGTCTGAATGGTCGCGTCCAGCAAGGCAAGATACGTTCCATTGAAGAACACATCCAGCACACTGTCGGCGTATGTATTATGCGTGCCAAACTGGTGCATATCGTATACAGTTTTCCGAACCAGCAGCGTCCGGCCAGCTCCGTTCAAAGTACTTTCATAATCATGCTTCGCTACGTAGAATTCTACTGGCGAACTGTTCTCGTTCAGTTTGATCAGCGTGCCGACCTCAATGTCTCCAAGCGGCGTTCCGCGCGAGATCTTCTGAATCCATCTAGGACTGCGCCCGCTCATCCGAACACCACCACCTTAACCGGGATGTTGACCGTCGGCGCCTTGCCAATGCACTGCGCGGTCAGGCTGTTCGCGCCCGTCTTGTAGTTGTGGATGAGCGCGAAGCCCTCCAAAAGCGCCGCGTCCGCATCCGGGTCCGTGCCCGAGAGGACCACGTCCCACTGCGGGTCAACGTCATATAACGCTTTCAGCCCCGTGATCGTGATCGTCTGCGCCTGGTAGCCATGTGCATCCGCAGCCCAGCCCGAGGCAAGCAGCGTACCGGTGTACTGTTTTATGTTCATAGGCTCATACACTCCTGTAATCAGCTCGCCCGCCGCGTTGTGCGCCGTCTTCCCCTTGAGAAGCGTCTCCGGCGTTACGGTGTCGGCGGTCAGGTCAAGCTTGACTTCGCCGTTCAGGGCGACTTTGTTGACTGCCATGTCAGCCTCCGATCTGGAGCGTCTGCCCTCCTGCGGCGTTGTCGGTGTAGGTGACGGGAATCGCCGCGACAGTCACCTGCGACAGATAGTCATACGTCTCATCCGGCGTCACGACCTGCTCGGCAAAGCTCGGTGTGACGTTTTTGTTTGCCTGTGCCTTGACCGCCTCGCCGCCGTAGCTGCCCACCACGCCGAGAATGGTAATGCCGGACTTGATATTGCCGGGAATGATCTTTGCTTTTTCTGTCGCCTTGATGCGCGCTTTGCCGGAGCCGTCGTGGAAGCCCATTGCAATTGTCGGCTCGTCTTCCGCATCGGCAATCTCGAGCGTCTTTGCGCCGTTGTCCGGCATGTTGCCGGTCAGCTTCGAGCCGCGCGCGTAGAATGTCTTGCCCTTCAGAACCTCCGCAACCGCAGCGTCCGCGTCCTGCGAGTTGACGTCAAACTCGTTCGTGCCGGTGATCGGCGCGCCGGACTTGTCGTGCGCGGTGACGCCCTTTTTGAGGTCACTTGCGACGATGGTATCGCCCGACAGGTCGAGCTTGACCTCCGTGCCGACGATCAGTTTGTTTACATACTTGTTTGCCATATGCTCACTCCTAACTGTTCATATACTCGTCGCCCATGATGAGCGTCAGCCCACCGGCGGCGTTGGATACTTCATACTGCGGGATTTTTGCAACGTTTACGTCGCGGGACAAAAGCCGGTTTCTGGTCGGCAGCACCACCGGCTCGTAAGTCTTCGGCGTTACGTCGTATACGCCCTCATACGGCTTGCTGCCTCCCGTGTAAACTACCTTCGCCGGGGCGATCTTCATCTTGATCTCCGGCTGGGAGAGCGTCATTTTAATCATATCCCGCCTCCTTCAAAAACCGCTTTGCGTCCGTCTGCACGATTTCAGCTGCCATCGGGTTTCCGTCGCCATCCGTTAAGGCAAGCTGTAGTCTCACAGTGCTTGCTTGCAGCCGCATTGCGTCTGCATACGGGATTTTTACAAGCAGGTGCGTTTCGTCGACTACTGTAGGTTCATACTGGAAGAAGGAACATCCCTGCCTCACGTAAAACTCAATCTTCGTCGCTTTCGTCAGGTCAGTTCCCTCTACTTCCACCGATAAAGCGTTCGCGATTTTCTGAAACACTTAATCACCCCCTATGTTTTTGGGATTCCGACGACGTAATCCACCACGTAAGAGCCGGAAATCTTCGAAATCTTCACCCGGTCGCCCGCCTTGAACGAAATCGACGTGTTGCATTTGTAATGCTTTTCGCTTGCCGTCGTGCTGCCGTCAAAAATCAGGCTCAAACCGTCGGAATACACCGCGCCGACCGTCGCAAGGTCAAATGTCGGTGCTGTTACCTTCTTTTCTTTCTGCGTCGATAAGCCCGGAATCATGCAATCACCGTCCTTTTCGCTGTGTGTTTCATCAACTCTCCCGCTCCAAGCGTGATGCTCCAAGCGGTTTCCTCATAGATTCCGCCGATATCCGGATGGTCAATGGAGATCGCGTCCCCGATGCCGTGATTCCCCTCAGAAAATGTCTCGAAACTGATCGTTTTTACCGTCTGCTGCGACTCGCTCATCAGCCGGTTCGCGATGGTCTGCAATTCGTCCTGAGATGCAACATTGTCGACCTTCGTCACCTGAACGATTCGCATATTCCGCTTGAATGTTGAGGTCGCGGACGACGGCGATTCGTTGACCGCCGTCGCCACAAGCGCATCTTCCAAGTCCGGATTCGAGCAGACGCACACAAAAACATTCGGCGTAGAAAAGATGTCCGTTTCCTCCGAAGCGTCTGCCGAAATCGGTCTCAAAATCTCCGTCCCGCCGTATCGGTGCTTGATGTTTGCCGCAAGCGCCTGTGTATACGGCTCGATATGGGCGATACCCTGCACGTCGAACCACACAGGCTTGTAGTTGATCTCCGCCAGAAGGTCATTGCAGATCGTCAGATAATCTGTTCCGATCTCCCAGTCCTCGCGGTCTGTGGCAAGCGTTGCCGCAGAAGCTGTCGTGATAGCCAGTGCCACGCCGCACGCCGTCAAAATCTGCTGAACGACCGTCAAGTAAGACGTGCCCTTTGCATAATGCACCCGCGTCTGCGTTTTGTTGCTTTTGAGCAGCCAGCACCGGTCATACGCCTCTACCTTGACCGTCTTTCCGTATTTTGTGACCGCTGTGGTCACCGTCGCGGCGCGGAACACCCCGAGGGGATATTCCGTTCCGTCCACGGTCAAAATCGGCTGAATTTCGTCTGACAGCAGGTCTACAATGGGATTCACATAGAATTCGCCGGAAAAGCTCGACTTGATCTCGCCGGACGCATCGAAATAAACCGTTGGGTCATTCCCCGCCGCCCACGAAAGCGCCGATACCTCGCCGCCCTTTCGTAAAACCGCCACGCGGTAGGATACGTCACGAATCAATGTCGATCACCTCCGTGTAGTCGATCTGCTGAATCGAGAAGTTGACGACGGATTTATCTGGGTTCACTCTCGACGTGTCGCTCGTCTCGTTCAGATATCCGATGACCATTTCGCCGGACTGCGTTTTCAGGCACACCAATTCGCCAATCAGCGCGTCAAATCCTGCTTTGTCTTCGCCCGGAAGGAAAACCGCCGTGCCGCCGACCTTCTTTGTCACAAACTCGCTTCTTTCCGCATGCGGGTACGTGCTGCCATACATGAAAATGTACTGAATGTCGCGGTTGATCGCGTTCTGCACCGGCTGATTCTTGAGTCCGCAATGCTTGAGCGTCACTTTCTTCCCGGACGCGATGCCGTAGAGCGTCACATACTGTCCGGTCGTGATCGTTGCCGTGACCGCGCCAGACAAACCGTAATTGCTCGAATCCGCGTAGCAGCCGCGCACCTGATAGGTGACGTTCCCGGAAGACAGCTCGTCTGTGTACTGCGTTTGGGTGAGCTTTGCAATCGGCTTTTCGTTTCGGTATACAAGATAAAAGTCATAGCTGCCGGAGGTCTGCCAACTGAGATCCGCGGCGCTGGAAGCCTGTACGCTCAGCGTGATACTCGCGCCCGGCGTGTTCGTCACAGGCAGCGCCGCCGCGCCCCAGTTTGACCACATGCCGTACTGGTTCTGCACGCGCACGCGCACCGTGTGGCTTCCGTCCGCGAGATATGCTGGGCTCGTCCACGTCTTGTCCGTGCCGTAGTGCGTGCCGCCGGAAAGCTTTCCGTCAAGCTCTACCTGGTACGCCTCCTGCTCGGAGGTCTGCCAGCTGATGGACGGGCGCGGACCGGTTGACTTGATCTGGATCGCAGGCGTAGCCGGTGCAGCAATAACCACTATCTGTGCCGCATCGCTCCATTCGCCCGCAATGCCGTCGGCGTTGTAGGTGCGCACGCGCCAGTATTTGATGCTGGAAGTTAACGTCCCGGCAGGGCACGTCCACTGCTTCGCAGCGCCGGTCACGGTCGTCAGCGTCGTCCATGTCGAGCCGTCGGTGCTTTTTTGCAGGTCTGCCTTGCTCTGCGCCGTGCCGGTTGAGATCGAGTGCTGCCACTGGAACAGAACGTCCTTCGAGCCGTCGATCACCGTATCAACCGGGCTCAAAGGCGCGGCGGTCGGCGTTGCATCGGCGGTCGAAAGCGTCACCCATTTGGATGTTGTGACCACGCCGCTGTTCGCCGTGACCGCGACCTGCCACTGGATGCTCGTCGTGCCTGCAAAGGTGTTTGCGGGTACCGTGACGCTCTGCGTGTTGCCGGAGACGTTGATCGTGTGAATGGTGCCGCTCGTGCCGGAGCGCCAGCGGAAGACGGCAGAGGCTTGTTCCAGCGCAGGGGCGCACTGATTATCAGAATCTTCCGCTACACGCCACGTGAAAGTGTTATCCTGCGTTTTTATGATTGTACCTGATGTGGGGGACGTTTCGCGTAATGTTAGCCCTATTGTGTCGCTATCATCGACCGTTACTGTTAAATATGGGGCATTAGTGCCACTTGTTACTACAGCGACGGAGCCATCAGCGTATTTGTTGAGGTAGAAAACAATGCCATACCTAATCCCGTACATAGTTACGTAATCATCAATTTCGTTCCACCCGCGTGAGATAGTCACCTTAGTGTCACCATACGAAGAAGAAAGGTGATTAGGTTTCGTGTTGTACGTAATAGATTCCGCGTCAAATTGGGCGAACATCACACTTGTGTATGCCTCATTCACACCTGTTACACTGCTTAAATATGCATGTGCAGTTGCGTCGGTGATTCGCTTAAAACGCATATTTTGGGGGAGTTCTTGTACGGACATAATCAAATAGTCCCCATGGCTAAGAGTGACTGGATTTGATGTATGGTCGTTTACGTTTCTTGCCGACTCATCCAAAAACGCAAAATCTTTGATTTTTACAGTAGCCGTAATGCTCAATCACGTCACCCCCATTCTTTTTATTCTTCTCTGGCTCTTGGCGCGGCGGATGAAGTCGTCGATCTCGCGGATTTCATTCGCCTGCACGATAAAGTTGTAGGTATCGCCGCCGGAGAGGCTGCGCCCTTCCTGGTTCGTGCCGATGAAGTTTTCGCTTCTCATGCAGATACCCCCATCCGCGAAGTCAAACGCTCATTTTCTGTAATTCGGATAATGTCATTAAACTGCTTCACCCGGTCGGCATTGATGTTGTAGTAGTTATTTGTCGTGCCTGCTCCGGCGAGTGCCGGAAGATGACCGAAGGAAGACATTCCAAAGGTCATCGTGCCGAAATCGAGTTGGCTTTGAATCCCACGCTTGACATTTGAGAATTCTTTGTCAAAGCCCTGCCCGAGTCCTTCCGCCATATATCCGCCAATACCGGCGAAGACCTTAGACGGGGACGCGATGCCGAGGAAGCTTTTCACACCGTCTACAAGCCCCGTGAAGACGTTTTCAACCGTTTGCTTGAAACTGTTCCACATATTCACGAAACCGTTTTTGATGCCCTCGACAATGTTCTTACCGATGCTTCCCCAGTCAAACGAAAGAAATGTGTCCACGATAGACCGAATCAACTGTGGAATGACCATGACGATATCCGGAATCGCTTCAATCAAGCCAGTTGCCAGAGCCGCAATGATTTTGGGGCCTGCCATGATGATCTCCGGCAGATTGTCGATAATGCCCTGCACGATACCGAGAATCAGGTTCGGAATCGCCGCCACCAATTCCGGAATCGCCTTGATAAGCCCATCTGCAAGCGCCATTGTGATTTCCACGCCTGCTTCAAGAATTTTCGGCATATTTGCAATGATTGCCGTGACAAGGTTCGCGATAACGTCCGGAACTGCTGCAATCAGTTTTGGAGTCGCATCTACAAGCCCATCAACAAGAGCCAGAATGATAGCAAGCGCTGCGTCAATCAGGTTCCCGAGGTTGTCCGGGCTAGTCAAAACCTCTACGATTTCGATAATTGCATCCGTTGCGGCGGGAATTAGCTGCGGGAGCGCGTCTGCAATACCATGTGCAAGCGATACAATGACATCAATGCCAGTCTGTGTGATCTGCGGCAAAAGCTCAATGAGAGCCGGAACGAGCGTGTTGATGACCGTCGGCGCAACGTCCGCCAAAACCGACAGCACAGACGGCAAAGCCGCCATAAGACCGGTTACAAGGTTTGTAGCGCCCTCTACAAGAGACGGCAGTACCGTGCCCAGAATCGCCGGTAACTGTTCGCTTACCGTTCCGATAAGGGACGTTGTCGCTTCGACGATACGCGGCAAAAGCTCCTGAATCCGAGGAATCAGATTGTTCCCCGCGATGACCACAGAATCCGTAAAGTTCCCTACCAAAACGCCCAAATCTTGGTCGGGGTCTGCCATGCCTGTCACAAGGTTCTGCCATGCGGATTTCATCATACCGAACGAGCCCTGAATCGTACTGGCCGCTTCTTTTGCGGTCGTTCCCGTGATGCCCATTTCGGTCTGCACCACATGAATAGCGTCCACGATGTCCGCATAGCTCGAAATGTCGTACTTGATACCGGAAATCTTCTCTGCGTCCGCAAGCAGCCGCTCCATTTCCGCCTGCGTTCCGCCGTAGCCAAGTTTTAAGTTGTCCAGCATTGTATAGTTCGATTTCGCAAAGCCTTGATAAGCATTTTGGATGGATGTCATGTCCGTGCCCATCTTGTTTGCGTTATCGGACATATCGGTAATTGCCAAGTTCGCCTTGTCCGCTGCCGCGCTTGTGTCTCCATCGAGAGATTGCAGCAGAGAGGCTGAGAAACTCGTTACCGTCTCCATATATTCATTTGCGGACAGACCAGCGGTCTTATATGCGTTGTTCGCATAATCCATAACCTGATCTTGGCTGTCCTTGAAAAGCGTTTCCACACCGCCCACAAGCTGTTCATAGTCAGCGTAAGCGGCAACCGCTTTCGTCCCGAGCGCTCCGATTGCGGTGGCGCCAGCCGCGACACCCGCAACAGCTACTTTCCCGGCTGTCGCAAGTCCGGATTTCAGCTTTTCCCCGAGCCCGGATGTTTTCCGCCCGACTTCGTCAATGCCTTTATTCGCTTCGGTCGTGTCCGCGCCGATTTTTACAAAAAGTTCAAATAGATTCATCTTTCACCACCAGTCCGCACCGCTTAACAACCTCGGCGGTGATTTCTTCGCAGGTTCGGCTGTCCTGCGGCTTCGGGTCTATCAGGTCAGAATATTTCGCCTGAACAAAGCTACCGCCCGCGAATTTCGCCGTGTTTTCCGTCATTGTGCGCAAACACTCCGTCGTATAAATGCGGAAGGCTGATTCTTCCTGCTGCCGCTTTACCAAAATCGGCAAAAGGCGAATCAGCCCTCCCGCGCTTATCTTTGGAGCCGCCAGAAGCGCAAGCGTTACGCTTTCGCCTCCGACGCGCACGATTTGAAAAAATCCAGCATATCTTTGTCCCTGACGATCTCCTGAATCTGCCGCATGGTCTTGATAAGACTCTGCTTTTTGACCGCCTCAACAGTCGTTTCGTTGACCGCAGCCAGAATACCAAGTGTGTCCTCTCTGTGCTTTTTCAGAATCAGGGGAATCCACTGCCCGATCTTCTGCGCACCGATCGCGTATTTTTCACCGGCTGTCTGAGGCTTCTCTGCGTCAATCTGTGCTTTCAGACTCTCCCGCAGCTCGTCATCCGTCAGGATGTTGAGCGCGTACACGCTGACCTCGCAAAGAACATCAGCCGCCCTATCCGTGCTAAGTTCCGAAAATTTCATACTTTCTTCTCCTTACGTTTCAGCCGTGCCTGCTTTGATATAAACCTCATACGGCACAACGTCCTGCTTCGACATCGAATAGTGCGCCGTGTACTCAAACGCCATCTGCCCCTTGTTTTTGTCCGCTGTTTTCAGCTGGAATCCGCCGGTCGACAGCGCGTTCATAAGGCGAATAGCAATGAAACCACCGTTTGTCGCACCGTTCTTGTCGGAATAATCACCAACAAGCCAGATGTCCGCAAAGTCAGCCGCCGAAAGATCGCGCCGAGGAACAACCTTCGTCGTATCTGTGCCGTCGATGTCAGCCGCCGCCATAAGAGATTTCGCGGAGGCGGTCGTAGCCGTTACGTATGTACCAGCAAGCTTCACTTCGACATCGTCCATCCGCTTCATTTCCATTGTGTTCTTGGGGCAGTTGTCCACATCCGAGCCGTAGTCGGAATACGTCGGTGTCGCGGAAAACGTAACGCCGCCGGTAGTTGCACCGATCTGGTTCTCCGGTTCAAACGTTCCGGTTGCAGGCGCAAATTCGCTCAAAACAACGCCAGCGTTGATTTGCAGCTGCTTAAACGTATCCGCCGGAATTTTTGTAAATTTCGCCATGAAATCAGTCCTTTCAGTTCGCGGTAATGTATTCGACCGTTACGTTCAAATACCGCCGCTTGATGTATTTGTCGGAACCGTCCGCGATGTTCTGGCACCACGGCGCTCCGCGCTTAATCCAAATTGCGCCGCCGTCGCACGGAACGAACACGCCGCCCAATCCGATCGCGTCCGAAATTTCCTGCGCTTTGGCATTCGGTTCTGCTTCCTTTTCCGTGTAGTACCACAGATTCACCGTAAGCCCGATCTCTCCACTATCCCATGCGCCCGTAATAAGCTCATACGTGAGCCACGGGAAAACAGCATCGTCCGGCACGCTGGACGTCGAATAGGCTGTCAGGAACTGCGAAAACCATTCTTGTAGAGCCTGTCCTTTTGTCATGCCGGTAACGCCTTCTTTTCTGCCGTGAAATACTTGAGATCGAAGCTGGCCGAGCGTGGGGTTTTCTTTGCCATCGGCTCCGATGTTACACGGTACGTCTCGCCGGTCGTTTTATCCCGGAAGAAGTCGTTATACTCAATCGGAACGCTTTGCTGAACCAGAACCGAGTAAACGCTTGTAACGCCCTCTTTTTCGGCTCTTCTGGCCTCCATCGACGTATCAAGCGCCTGATAGTTGTAAAACTCCGCGCCTTCCGCCCACGTCGTGATATAGCCGCTCTCGCCGTCCGGCACGCGGCTTTTGTCCAAGAGGACACACGGTCTTGCAAAATCGTCAAGTAAGCTCATATCTTCCTCCATTGGTTCAGGCGCGACTTAAAAACAGACTGCCATGTTACCATCCCAGCGCCGGTTGCAGACCCGCTCGTCGATTTCGAATAGCTGTACCCGCCGAAGCTCTCCGACGTGTACGGGCTCGCGGCGATGTCTCCGTTCTTTTCCTGCCACGCCTTGATTTCCTCTCCCAAGCAGAGAAGCGCGGGAGGAACAGACATCGGCCAGATAGAGCCATCAAATGTCTCGTCTGCCATCGCGTAATCCGGGTATTGGTGAACTCCATCGTTGAAAACAGAGCCCACCACACGGAAAAACTGCCCGTTTTGCAAAAACGGCAGTGTGATGCTGCCGTTTTCGACCGTGTACGTACCACTGATTCTGTCAGTTTCAAACCAGTTCCGAAGCACGCCACATAATTCAGTCAGCATCACACCGCCACCTCCATTACTTCGCCGTTACCGTCGCGTTGCCAGCCTTCTGCGCCTTGTAGGTCGCGTCAGCCTCAACGACTGTGATCTTCTTGCCCGTCGTCGCAGTGATATCGGACTTGCCGTCCCACGTCGACCACGTTCTGACATTCTGACCATAGGTCACAGTCTCAGCCGAATCGCCCACCTTGTACTTGTAGACATTCCCAGACGTTTCCTTCGCCGGGTTGACTGTGATCTTCGTGTCGCCGGTTGCGGTTCCGGCTGCCGAAGTAACGGTCAGTGTGCCGAGCGACGGGGTCTCGTCAATGTCAGCAACGGCAATGCCGTCCTGATACTCCGCGAACAGGGTCATGCCCATGATTGCAAAGGACTCGGAGACCGCCGTGGAGTAGTTGCCCTGCACGTGGAAACCAACCAGGTTCGTTTCGCCATCAGTTCTGTAGTCAAGACCGGCACGGGCGAAATCGCTGTCAGCCGGGTCGATGTAGTACAGAACGATGTTCTCAACCGGAGTCGCAATGACACGACCACGCTTGATTTCTTCGTCAGACAGCAGGAACACGGTGCTGTAGCCCATGAAGTTCTTGATGTACTGGAAGCCGAACTCAGTCTGGATGGTGATATCAGCGCCGCCGAGGTAGTCATACAAGTCCATGACGTTCACAAAGCCGACAACGTTTGTCGCGGTTCTGTGCATCTGCTTGAACTTGTTGATAACAGCACCCTTCGCCATCGCAAGCGCACGCTGCCAGTTGGTTTCGCTGACGCTCAGAAGACCGGTATTCAGGTAGTCGTAGAACCGGTTCGTGACGTTGGTCTGAAGCTCATACAGGAAAGCTTCATCGGTCATCGCGACTGCGACATCATAGCCGTATTCCTTGATTGCCTCGATAGAGACCGCCTTCGCGTACTTTTCGACGTTGATGTTCGCATAGTCCTTCTCAATGACAGTCGCTTTGGAGTAGGGGATCTCTTCGCCCTCGCCGACGCTCTGCGCGAGCGTCACGCTTGCGGTCTTGGATTTCAGAACGGTACCCGGCTGCTTTTTGATGGGGCGCATAATGCCGAGAATGTCGCGCAGATGCTGCCAGTTCCGCGCAAAGCGGGTTACAAAATCGATTTCCCGAGCGGTTACCTGAACGTCGCTCGTCATGGTCAGGTTGTTTTTTGCTGCCATATTATTCTTCCTTTCCGAACAAATTGAGATTTGCGGCAATTGCTGCCTGCCGTTCAGACGCATCCCTAATTTTAAAGATGTCGTCCCGGCTCATAGCGCCGCCGTTGTTTGCGGGCGGGTCTTTGGTGTCCGCGCCCTTCTGTTTCGTGGTAACAACGAAATCTGCCCACTCTTCCTTGATGGACTTCTTCAAATCATCGGCGTTCTTGATCTTGCCGTCTTCCAATTCAACCGAAGAAAGATCGGTGACCTTCAAAACCGAATCAATGCGCTTTTCGCTGATACCCGCAGACTTCAAAAGTTCCCGATACGCGGATTCCTTCGCGCTCTTGGTTTCCTTCTGTATCTGCTCTCTTTTGTAATCGTCAAATTCCTTTTTGACCTTGTCGTGCTTATCCTTCCAGCCGTCGTCGCCTTTGGCTTTCAGGTTTTCCAGCTCCGCCTGTACTCCGGGGAGCTTTTCGGCGTCTGCCTTATACCGCGCGAGATCGTTTTTCAGCCCGTCTACGGTATCGGTGTGTGCCTCAATGATAGTGTCCATCTGCTCTTCCGTCAGCCCCATGCCCTTTAGGAGCTTCCTTGTTAATGCCATGTTCTATCTCCCTTTCCCTTGTCGGCGGTTCTTTGCCGCGACAGAACAAAAAAATGTGGCAACAGTCGTTTCTTCACTGTTACCACATTTATACCGCATATTTTAGGCTCTCTTACGCAAACTTTCAGCCATTTTTCAATTCATCCTCTACGATCTGCCGGTATTCGGACGCATGGTCAGCCGCTGCGGGCTTCAAATATGGCTGCGCTTTATTGCCCGCCGTCCAGTGCCAGTTTCCCTTTGCGTCCTGATACGCCCACGGCGTAGGTCTCCCGCCCGGATAATACTTACCGGTTCCGAGTTCGACGTATGCGGCATATTCCGTGTCACTTCCGATGTATGCAGCCGGTTCCCCTTCATCTACGCGGTGAGTGATACTGTTCCTCAGATTGCCGGTGTCCACCGGGCAAAGCCGCTTCGCGTACTTTTCAGCCGTCATGCCGATCTTTTCGAGGGCGCGAATCAGCGCGTCGTGCATAGCGGACTTCACTTGTTCGGAATTGTCGATAAATTCAACGTTCACTTTTCACTTCCTCTGCAATTTCTTTTAATGCTCTCAAAAAATCATCAATGATGTACTCCCCATTTTTCATTTTTTCTTAAGCCTTTCAAAGAT